ATCCAACCTTTAACATATATAATCACTCTCCAATCATTAAATATTTACAACAAACGAATGACATGCGCCATGATATTTGCGTGGGCAACGTACTTCATAATTCTTAATAATCTCATCAGCCCCATGAATTTCTCCCCATTTACGCCCACATACAGGACAACGGATATCTTTTCCTACAATCATTGCCTGTGGTAATTTCTTATTCATACCTCATCATTCCTTTCTTCATAACCCGATACCGGCAATCTGTGTATCTGATCCAGCTATAGCTTCTGCCACATCATAATCAAAGCATTGCTGTTAATTCTTTGTAATGTCCATCTCATTCAATTTTGGCAGTAAATCCTTACTGGACAATTTCTTTTCTCCTAAAATTGGAAGCTCGGCAGCAGTAAGCGCATGTCCGTGTTCTTCATGCGGAACCGCTTCTTCGATAGAAATTGCATCCTTATACGATAACCAGTTCTTCATAAGGAAGATCCCGGAAGGTGGAGAAATCTTCCCTCCTAACATTGCCTGCTCAAGAAACGCACCTATAAAAGCTTTCGCAGATTGTATTAATTCTTGTCGGTATGAACTGCAATCCTCACCATTATTCCATCGGAAAAGTGTTGTTCTGCTGATATGCAATGCCATACAAAGAGATTCCACTCCCGGTCTAATGCTTGATCTCTGGCAAAGATCAAAATAATCATCAATCCGCTTAGCAACCTCTTCATCCGTTTTTGGTCTGCCTAATTCATGCAGTTCCCTCAGTGATGCAACAATTTGTTGTACTGCTGCCGGTTCCATATTATCAAGTCCGGCTTGTGGATAATTATTTCTTGCCATATTTTCCTACTTTCTGCCGTCATTGGCTGTTAATTATTTTTCATTATCTTTTTATGATGTTACTTATGCCCGTCCAACTTAGCCTTTACGCCCTCTTGCGATTATAGAAATTATGTATCTTTCTGTGACAAGAGCCGCACAAAGTGCATATATCTGTCAAAACATCCTCATTCCCTAAATTTTTATAAGTGACATGATGCACTTGCACACTTTTGATTTTCTCTATAGGTCTGCCGCACATTACACAGCCTTGATCAATGGCTATGCGTTCCTGTCTCTTCTGCTCCCATTCATCAGATTTCATATATTGTTTGTATTCTTTACTTTGTTTGTTCATTATAAATCCTCTCAAATTCTTCCAATTCCGTCATAACTAAATTAACAATAAATTTGCATCGATCATACTTGGTCGTTAATTCATCAGCCTCATCGACTATGCTTTTCCAAAATTCCGTATCATCTGTTTTGACTCCATCAATATACTTTTTGTGAAATTTCCATACATCCCCATACATTGAAAAATAGTCCATCATCTACACCTGCTTTCTAAAAACGTTACAAGAAAATGTGATTAAATCTAATTTTAATAATCTCTGTATTTATTGATTTTACTGTATTTGTGCAAAATATGCATTTTTCATGTGACATTCAAAAAATAACTCTTATAAGAGGGTTACATATTATTTGCACATTTTGCACATTTACTAATCAAATGGAAGTTTTGTATCATCGTCAACCGTTATAAAATCATCGTTGACAATATAACCCTTAACAATATTCTTGACTGTTTTCCCTTCTACAGTTCCGGAATTTGAAAATACACCTTTGTTCTTCAATTCCGCGAAAAAATTTTGTTTGTTCTCTGTACCATATCCATTTGAATCACACCACTTGGCATATACATCGTATATATCTTTCGCCTTACTGTTACGTTCTGATTTTGTTAGGCATTCATTAATAAAGCTTCCTATCTTATCAGAATCACTCCTGTATACCTCTGTTGCATTTTTTACAGCCTCTGGTGGTTCTAATCCCTCTTTTCGATACAACCGCAATCCCTCGATACACCAATTAAGAATCCCTGATAATTCCCGTTTTTCCCGCAATCGGTCTTTCAAATGCTTGTCCTGTTCATGTGGTTCAAAATGCCGGTCAAAGCTGATCACATTGATTCTTCCACTTGAAAACACTGTGTCATCCGTAATTGTTGGAAGATAATTCGTGTTAATGACTAACTTAAACTTAGGGATAAATTCAAATTCACGCTGATGCAAATGTCTTGCTGTAATCGAATCACGTCCAAGCAATGACTTTAATAGTGCCGTATCAAATAACATTCGCTTCGGCGGTTCTGATGCATTCACAAACCGACATCCGGCCAGTCTCGCCACATCACCGGACGCCTGACGGCTATCAAGGTTCTGTTTTACTGCCAGTGTTTCCGGCTTCATGGTCAGAGCATAATCCCCCAAAAGATAAATCAGGGTTTCACAAAATGTAGATTTTCCATTTCTTGTTGTGCTTCCATAAAGAATGAAACATGTTTCTTCCTGCGTATTTCCAGTCAGCGACAATCCGGCTATCTTCTGGAGGTAACGAATTTTGTCACGATCTCCCTGCATGATTTCAAGTAAAAACTTTTCCCATTCGTTACACACTGCTGCCGGATCATACTCGACATTGCAAATTTTTGAAAGAAGCAAATCCGGATCATGCTCTCTAAACCGAGTGGCATTTTCTGATAGATCAAGGGTTCCATTTTGCAGATTAAGTAAATAATCATTGGTGTCCAACTGTTCATTTGTAAAATAATGAATGTCCCGGCTGTCCTTTAACATCGCATCTCTGTTTCGAAGATTGCATAACGGAGTTACCGCTTTTAAATATTTTCCGTCTGCATCAACATTCACCGCATACCGGACAAGTGCATCTGACAGCAATTTGCCAGACTTCCGGGCGCTCAATCCCTCGACATCATCAACCCAGCGTTTGCTGTCATATCTCATAAAATCTTTTCTTGACGGATTGTATCGATGTTGATTTTTAAAAACTTCAGCAAATAATCGGCCAAAACCTTTGTCTGTTGTTTCATAATGCTCGGCGTGCATCTCCTTAAGAATGGTTTCCAGTGATTTCCCCTTTTGGCTCACAACATCCGCCCGTTTTTCTGTAACGGAATTTATCATCTGTTCAAACTCCTGTTTGCTATGCCCTGCTTGAAAATAATCTGATATATCTGCTTTAGGGATGTCTGGCATAGGAACAATTATCCTTGCGCTCTTTGCCACATTCTGCACATCATGCAATATAGCATTAGCCGAACTCACACCGGCATCGTCATTATCAGCTAAAATGATCACATTTGCATTTCGCACAATACCGGCGATTTCAGGATTCCAATCATTCGCCCCACCGCAACAAAATGCCGCATAACCGCGTCTGTTCAACGCATTAGTATCTTTTTCACCCTCCACGATAAATACAGGCATATCGTCAGCTACCGCTTTGTTTATGGCTTTAATGTTACCGTATATCGCCTTAAAAGATTTTCTTGGTGTATTTCTTGGTAATCCATATGTAAAGCGATCATTCGCCAATATTCCATATATGAATTTCTTACCACTTAAGCGAATCTTAGTATAAGCATAAGAATCGTTACAAGAAACGTAATTATAAACAGCCTCAATTTTACGCTTTTCTCTGCTCTCAACATAAAATTGCCAAGTGCTTTGTTTTGGAATCTCCGAATCATAAAATGTATCTTTCTTTTCGAGTCCTGCTGCCGATAAGATATTGTCAAGAGTACAACCGGCATGGCATCGAAATAACGTACATTTTTCACCTTTGGTAATCGTCAACGACGCTTGCCTGTCATCATGTGCCGGGCATTTACATTGCGCTTTATCACCGTATCGCTTCGTAACCTGAAAATGTTGTAAATTATTCTCATAAATCTCCGTACCTGTCACACGCAACACCCCATTTCCATCAAAGCGTGTCGAATCTCATCACATTGTTCATCAAGTGCCTGCATCTGGCATTCGTAATCATGCCATTCCTTACTATTCCCCTCACACCCGGCTTGCAGGTCGAACAACTTCCCACGTTCCGACATTAAAGTTGCCTGCATATCTTTTAACTTCTGCATCTCCATTCTTTACACCTCAATTTCCGCATTCCCGTGTGAATATGGTTCTGATATATAAATTTCCGGATTACGATGCTTGTGAAAAACAATTGACAAATCCTGTATTTTCTCCTCTGCGACTGCAAATGTCATAGTAAACATTTCATTACTCAAATCGCATCCGATAAAATTATCACTGTTCAAATTATGTAATTGTGCCCTTTTCTGTAACAGTTTTAGCTGCACTCTCGTTATCTTCATATCTTTATACCTCAACTTTCTCGGGCATCTTATAGCCAGTCAACTTACAAAAAGGTTCTGCAAATATAATATAGCTATATTGTTTCGACCCCGGTCTCTTATAGGCAATTCCAAAATCAACCATTTTATTTTGGAGCAACAGCCGTAATGTTTGGCAATCCATTTTTAAAACCCTCGCTGCTATTGCAACAGGGATTACACCTCTTTGAATCTCTGCCATAGCTTCACCGCCTATTCTGCAGCTAATTCATCAATAATCCCAAGAATCTCAGCTTTTTTTTCATCCGAAAACTCATATCTCAATTTTCTGCTAAAATTTCCATCAGTAATGTTTAATGCATTAGCAATTTTCCATAATTTTACTTTTTTCAGTTTTGCATATTCCCTAATATCTTTATTACACATAATAAAAACCTCTACTTTCTATGTTGTTGTTGACTTTTACCCTTGCAAGTGGTATTCTAATTTCAGAACTTTTATAGTTTTGTTCTGTTACAAGCACATATTAACACAACTCCAAAAAATGTTGTTGTTTTGTGCCAAAAATATAAAAAATAAGAACTTTTATATTTTTGTTCTATTTTTAGAACTTTTAAGGAGTGTATCTTTTATATGTACGAAAACCCATACAAAAAGCTAAGAGAAGATTTTGAATTTTTACCTAATGGGTATAGATTATCGCAAAAACAACTTGCAAAGGAATTTCAAGATGACACAAAAGCATACTACTGTTCTACTCTTAAATATGAAGCAATACGGAAAATTGAAACAGATAAAAGAAATGTATCAGATTTTGAGATGAAGGCATACCGATTACGTTTTAATACAACTGCTGATTATTTACTCGGTTTCACTTCTGTAAAATACAGAGGCAATGAAAACTTAGAAATGATAGAAAATACCACAGGACTTTCAAATGATGCTATTGAAATGCTTATCATTTGGAAAAAAGAACTTGATCAACATAATAAACTTCTCCCCGCATTAGGAAATGATACAGAGATAATAAATATTTTATTGGAGCATCAACTTGAACGCCAAAAAAAAGCAACAGATAAAGGCTATCTTCCTTCTTGGTCTATATTTCATTATATAAAACAATATCTTTCAGCCGGAAAATTCAAAAGGGAATTGCAAGATCGAATTAGAATATGTGATGGGAAAAATTGGATAGATATTGAAAACGGAGATACTTTAATAAAAGGCAACGAATATTATACTATTCAAAACAAAGAAGCAATAAATAGTAAATCAGGGAGCGGAACTAATAATAAAAATATACATATTGTAAACTCCGAAGATACTACGGAGCGTTATGTTGTGGAAATCGATAAAATATTTTGCTCATATTCAAAAGATAATATTTTTAGAGAATTAGACAAAATAAAGGAATACTGGGAGAAAAAGCAATAATACGCAACCGAATCATAAAAATAATATTTGCAACAAGGAAGTGATGAATAAATGGCTCTATTAAAATGCCCCGAATGTGCGCATGATGTATCAGACAAAGCAGTTTCATGTCCGAATTGTGGCTATCCCATGAATACACCCAGTAGCACAAAGCCACGCATACGCAATGGCAAACCAACAAAATTACCTAATGGCTACGGCTCTATTGTCAAACTATCCGGAAAACGTTCCAAGCCATTCCGGGCAGTAAAGACAGACAAATGGGTTTTTGATCCGGTCACTAGAAGAAGCAAACAAATCCGCTTCACAATTGGATATTATACAACCAGGGAAGAAGCTATGATTGCATTGGCCGAATACAATAAAAATCCCTATGATATAAATGCCGACAATATCACGTTTTCTGAAGTATATGAAAAATGGAGTGAAAGCTACTTTCCTACCCTCTCCAATCCGTCCAGTATTCGAACGGTTAAGGCGGCATACGGTCATTGTAACGGTCTTTATAATATGCGAATGTGTGACATAAGGGTATCGCATTTAGAAGGTACAATTATCAACGCACAGGTTGGTGACAGCACAAAGAACAGAATGAAAAGTCTTTTCAATATGCTATACAAATATGCTGTGGCACATGATATCGTAGAAAAAGATTATGCTTCTGTCATGTTTGCAAATGGCAATCCAATAAAAAGGAGCCGCATTCGTGAGGCTATACCTTTTTCACAGGAAGAAATTCAAATGTTATGGGATAATCTCCACCAAATCCCGTTTGTAGATATGATTTTAATAGAAATCTACAGCGGCTGGAGACCTCAAGAATTAGCCATATTAAAAATGAAAGATGTCGATATAAAAGCTGGAACCATGCGCGGTGGACTTAAAACAGAAGCAGGAAAAAACAGAATTGTTCCTATTCATCCACTAATAAAGCCGTTAATAGAAGACCGCATCCGGGAAGCTGCTGCCCTGCAATCAAAGCATCTGTTTAATGATGTAAATGGTCAACAAGGTACATATATGACATATGACAAGTACCGGAGTCGTTTTGACAAGGTGATGAAACGCTTGAATTTAAAGCACCATCCTCACGAAACGCGACACACATTTATTACGAAAGCAAAGGCCTGCGGCGTAGATGAATATATCTTAAAACTGATTGTTGGCCATGCTATAGATGATATTACCGAAAAGGTATATACTCATAGAACCATCGAGCAATTAAAAGCTGAGATGGAAAAAATCACAAAGTAAAGGAGTTGATGCAATATGATTGTAAAAATCAAAAATACCCCATGGCGGCAACCACAGGGTATAACCCAATCTGTGTAACCACTACGAAACACTAAAAGGGTATGCTTATTATAGCATACTTCCATCAAAGAAAGGAAGAAAAAATATATGACTTTAAATGATATGATGAATAAACTCTTTTCCGCTAACGGAAAATTAGAAACCGTACAGACCACAGCATCACATTTATATAACATGATTGGAAACGCCAAAACCGATGCACAAGAAGACTGCGCAGTATTCTTTCATACAAATCAAAACACGATTCTTGCATTATTATCGGTCATTATCGATTATGTAAATGATGCAAATACTATCTTAGATGAAGTACAAAACGCAGATATAACAGAAAATATTTAAAGGAAGGAAGTCATATACAATGGAAACTACAACAGTCATGAATTATAAGTCTCTTATACAGGCAAGCAATAAATTCATCAAAAAACATGAAATCAAAGATGAGTACGATCTTGTTTTCAGTGTACTTAAGGAAGCTGAAAATGAATTGCTTAGAGCGGAAGCTATAGATGTCCTCTATAATATGTTTCGTTTTGGATTTATAGCCGGCTATCTTCAAACGGTAGAAGATATAACGCATCCAACAACTACGAATGAAGACGGAACTGCTATATATAATTACAAAGCAGATATTATAAAACAACTTGATCATTTAACTCAGCAACAGCGCAGATGTCTTAGCATTATTGCTTCGGAAATTGCAAAAGCAAATAACAAAGAACCGGTAAATATGTAAAATAATTTATTTACTATGTCATGGTACACTATTTCGAGATCAGAAAGGAAGGAATTAAATTATGGACTTCAAAAAAATGATAATTGAATTGCTCGATAAAATCGACGATTCAAAGATTTTGCGCTATATCTATATAATAGTTTCTGACATTGTAAAGGACACTGAAAAACAATAATCCTATATATAGACTGTAGATACAACTGCTCCCCCTTCGTTGGGGGAATACTACTACTTACGAAGAAAGGAAAAGATAAAATTATGGTTGAACTTATAAAACGTGAAATCCCGTATATATGCACGGTTTCTGCTAACGATTTAAGTTATGCAGATCGATTCATGCTTGAAAAAGTCCATAAAGTATCTGTGGATAATTTTATACTTGTGGATCACAAAAAAGATTGCATTTTTATAAACAAAGACTTAGATAACGTTTCCGAAATCAAAGAACTGATCATTAAAATCATGCATTCAAAATATCTACCTGAGAAATTATTGGACAGATTTCAAGAATTAACGAATGAGGATGCCGACCGGATTTTAATTAGAATCTTTTGTGATTGGCGCGAAGAAAAACGAAAAAAATCATTACATGATTCAGCCTTGGCAGAATTAAAGAAATCTAAGAGCTTGCGCATCCACTGGACTGTGAAGCGGAACAAAGAAATTATCAAAGAACTCTTCGATATTGGATTTGGACTTTATGAGAAAGGTGCAAAATGCAATTACCAGCAGGGCGCAGAAAACGCATTCATGTACGGTTATCTTTTAGGTGTGCAATCGCAAAAAGCAAACTCCTAATCAAACAAAAACACAAACGTTACATAAAAGCGTATGGGGGTGTCGGGTATATTCGACGCCCTCTTTTTATACCCTAAATTCATCCAACAATTTATGTGCTACCTCATGTGTGCTACCTGTGCGCTACGTGTGTCCTACGTGGCAAAATTTAAGGCTACCGTGGAACATTGTAAACCACGATAGCCCTTGATTTTACTGTGTTTC